CCGCACGGGCCGCCGCACGGGCCGCCGCACGGGCCGCCGCATGGGACGCCGCATGGGACGCCGCACGGGACGCCGCACGGGCCGCCGCAGGGGACGCCGCAGGGGACGCCGCAGGGGACGCCGCAGGGGCCGCCGCAGGGGCCGCCGCAGGGGACGCCGCAGGGGACGCCGCACGGGCCGCCGCAGGGGCCGCCGCAGGGGCCGCCGCATGGGCCGCCGCATGGGACGCCGCATGGGACGCCGCATGGGACGCCGCAAGGGCCGCCGCAGGGGCCGAGCTTAAACCGACCACCAAGTGGCTGCAGGCGAGCGCGCTGCGTCTGGTGAACGAAATGATCGATGTCGTTGAGGTGCAGCCGTGAACGCCATCCCCGACGCCATCGCCCGCGCCCTCGCGCCATGGACGCCGCCCACAGAAGCGCAGTGGGCCACTGCTGACCTCGAAGCGGTGCGCCGCAAACAAAACGATCCGTTCCGCCAGCGCGAAGCTGATGCTGCGATGCGCCGCGAGATGGATTTTGACCAGATGCAAAGGAGCTACAGATCATGAGCAAGCCAGCAACGATAGAAGTATTCATTCACTGGGAAAAAGACCACGACGGCTTTGTTGCATGGCCATATGACCGGACGCAGTTCGCAACGCCGGGGGTTTTTTTTGTCAAACAACAGACCATCACCGTAGAAATTCCCGACGACTTCGACCCGATTCCCGGCCAGGTCGCCGCCATCAAAAAGCACCAGCAGGAACTCAAGGCCGCGTTTGCGAAAAAGATGATGGAGCTGGATAGCGATCTGGCGAACCTGCTTTGCATAGAGAGCGCTGTATGAGCCTTGCCCTCTCACTCAAGCGCGCATTCCGCAAACTCACGCCTGCAGAGGTCGCGGCTATCGAGCTGGCCGATGCCGAGTTGGCAAAGCTGCAGGCGCAGACAGCGATGGAATTCGCGGCCAGCGTTGTGGATTACAACAGCACGCGCATCAAACGGCTCAAGACGTTTCTGGCAAAGGGAGAAAAGAATGACTGAGTATCAACAATCGCCGCGTCGCAAGTGGGAAGACCTCGCGCTGGCTGTGGCTGTGCTGCTGGCTCTTGCTGTGGTGATTGGAGCGATGCAATGAACGCACCCCACCACCCCAACGTCGAAAAGCTTCTTGACGGCACCGACTGGCGCCTGATCCGCGAAGAAGAAGCACAGCACGTCAACGCAGCCTATGAGCGCGCACACCGGGCGTGGGTCGCTCGTAATGAAGGCGAGGCGAACTCGCAGATGCAGAGATTCACGCCGCCGTTTGTCAGGCACGAAGAGGTCCAAGCCAAACCTGACCGGACGACTGCGCGCGTACTGATTGGCTATTTGCTGATTACTGCTGTGTGTGTCGCCATGGCTGTGGCGGCACTGAATTATTTCCGTTGACAACGGGGAAAATGATGTGCAATAATTCGTTCGTCATCGGGTGGATCCTTGACGCGCACACGAGCCCTAAGCTGTGTGCATCTGGCTTAAATGCCAATCCTGATCCACCCGGGAGATGCACACAGCTTAGGGCTTTTGCGTTTCCGGACCGCACTCCGAGCGAGATCACTGGGCCTGCATGGGCCGCGCGGAAGGAAACACAGGCCATCGATTCACCCCGATTGCGCCTCGCGGCCTTTTTCAGAGGGACCGCACAAGTTGTCCTGTACATGGTGAGACGAGCAGGCCACCGATGGAATCTGAACCTCAAGGGACTCTGGGCATTGGCCGGGAGCGGGATGAAAGCCTTCGCTTATCACCCTTGGGCAACCTATGGAGAAATGAAATGATGAAAGACCTCTTTGAAGCCCTGACCGAAGCTATCAAGGCCGGGATTGCGCGCTGGCACTTTGTGCGCTATATGCAAAGCGGGCACAGCCCGGACGAACAGCCGTTTTAAGGAGAATTAAATGAAGCAAATTGCAGCCGCCTTACTCAGGGCAAAGATGGCATTCGGCCCGGCTCTCAAGTCGAAGACGAACCCGGCTTTCAAAAGCAAGTATGCCGACTTGGCGGCCTGCCTTGAGGCCGTCGATCAACCGTGCCTTGATAGCGGCATCGTGTTGTATCAAGAGACTTTCGAGGATGCCAGTGGCGTGACCGTTGAAACCGTCTTCCTTCACGAATCAGGCGAGGCGCTGCGCTGCGGAAAACTGCATGTCCCTGCCAGCAAGCAAGACCCGCAGGGGTACGGCTCTGCATTGTCGTATGCGAGACGGTATTCATTGATGACCGCTTGCGGCATTGCAGCAGAGGACGACGACGGAAACGCAGCCAGCAAACCCAACGGCAAACCCGCAACCCAGTCGGCCGAAGGCGCCGGCGACGACAGCCCAAAAGCAGTTGCACGGCGATTGTGCACGGGCGTGTCGGCCGGCGATGCAGCCGGCGCGGCCATCTATCTCGCCGGGATGCCGCGTGCCAGGCTTGATGCTATTTGGGCGTTGATCGATGCCCCAACTCAAGACAAATTAACGGCCGCATGGCCAAAGGATTGATCATGGAACGCTACTGCTCAATTGATGGATGCGATAAGCACTCAGAAAAGCGAGGATGGTGCGCAATGCATTACCGGCGATGGTTGGTGCATGGCGATACATCGGTAACGCTAAAAGCAGCCAATGGCGACGGCTACATGCAGGGTGGCTATCTTGGCCATCAGATTGATGGTGTGCGCGTGTTCGACCACGTACGGGTTGCAGAGATGGCGCTTGGCAAGCCGCTGCCGCTTGGCGCCGTCGTCCACCATGTCAACGAGATCAAGACGGACAACACGCCAACGAATCTTGTAATTTGTCCCGACAAGGCCTATCACAACTTGATTCATGCGCGAATGCGTGCAATGGATGCATGTGGCGATCCAAATAAGCGACCGTGTAGGTACTGCAAAAAATATGACGCTCTGGAAAACATGCGCGTCTACCCGAATGGAAAAACTCACTCCTACTGGCACGTCGAGTGCAACCGTGCTGCGTCACTGAAAGTGTATTACGCGAAGCCGGTGCCAAAAAATCGCGGCGGCGCATTGGTCCTCAATGGAGAGCGTGGCTCATATGCATATTGGAGTGACAAAACTGGCTTGAAAATCTCAACCATTTCCATGCGTATTAGCAAATACAACTGGCCGATTGAACGGGCTTTAACCGAAGGAGCGAGAAATGCTTGAAAGATACCTGTACCTCGACATCGAGACAATTTGCGCCCAGCGCCCCGACGTGCTGGAAGAAATCCGCGCCGGCAAGCGGGCCGAGCTTGACGCGGCCATTGCTTCAATCCGGCCACCAGGCAACTACAAGAAGCAAGAAACCATTGAGCAATGGATGGTCGAGGAAGCCCCCAAACAGGCCCAGGCGCTGCGTGATGCGTTTGAGGCTGACGTGGATAGCGCCTACCGCAAGACGGGTCTTGATGGCTCGTTTGGTCAGGTCTGTGTGATCGGCTACGCCATTGATGACAACGATCCGCAGGCGATCGCGGTGTACGACTGGAAACAGCCATCAGCCGAGGCGTCACTGCTGGCTGACTTTGCCGAGGCGCTCGAGCAGGAAATCGCCGTCTCCAACATGCGCAGCATCTGCGTGGTCGGGCATAACGTGGCGCAATTCGATCTGCGCTTTCTGGTGCAGCGCTCGATTGTGAACGGCATCAGGCCGCATCCGGTCATTGCGCACGCTGCCCAGGCCAAACCTTGGGAGAGCGAGCGGATATTCGACACCATGGTCCAGTGGGCCGGCGTGGGCAATCATATCAAGCTGGACAAGCTGTGCAAGGCGCTGAGCATCCCGACGCCGAAGGGCGATCTGGACGGCTCGAAAGTGTGGGATTTCGTGCGCGATGGCCGCATTGATGAAGTCGCTGCGTATTGCCTGCGCGACGTGGCAGCGACCCGATCTGTGCATCGCCGGCTCACGTTTCAGGAAGTCGAAGTGATGGAACTGGAAGACGTGCCAGCGTAACCCTTACGGCCCGGCGAAAGCGGATGGTCGGCTCCAGGGGATGCTCAGGGGCTGGCTGCAGCGAGTAGGTGGGCCACCAATTGAAAGCACGAACATGTTTTGTACGCCAGCTAAAACCGTGATCGCCGCGAAACAGCATCGATGCACCTGGTGCGGCCAATCGATACAAAAAGGCGAGTCGCATGAAGTATGGAAGTCGGTAGATGGTTCCTGGTTCACGAACCGCATGCACCCGGAATGCAATAAGGCGTTGAACGCAGAAATGGACTATTACGGCGACGACGAATATATCGCGTTCTCAAACGAACGACCAACAAAGGAATGACATGACCCACGAAAAACGCGAGCTAACGGATGAGCAAATAACGAATATCTGGCATCTGTGCATGGCCATTGATACCGCCGAATTTTGCCAGGAATTCTCGCGCGAGCTTATTGCCGCCGACCGGGCGCTCAACGCTGATGCGGGGGTGATGCCTAATGCCGTGACGGAAGAGATGGTTATCGCTTACCTGACGGCCAATGACAAGTATTGGCGCGAGACGGATGCACTGCCCTCTAAAAATCCAAGTCGATGGCGGCAAGGGACCCCATCGGAGGCGACTCGCGTTTCTCTGGAGGCCACGCTCGTCGCTGCACCCACACCACCAGCCGAGCAGCGGGGAGAGCAGGAGCCCGAGCCAGCTTACGGCTACGCTTGCCGCTTAGCAGAGGCTCTGCACAAAAAACATTTTCGAGGAATAGAGCATCAGCATTGGCGACTTCTGCCCGACACACTTGGAGTGCTAACACAAATAGACAACATGGTGTGCGGTTTGGTAGACCCCGACAGCCTCGCCGAACTGCGGGCCAAGGTGGAGGGGCTGCAGACCGTGCATTTTGTCGGCGTAGATGAAGTGCTTATTCGCAGGAATGCCGTGCTGGCAGAAATCGACAAGATGCTGGGAGAGCAGCGATGAGCGAATGTCAAACACCCCTGATTGATCGTCTGCGAAGTATCCCCAAAGATGCCCGCTTACTTTATGATCACGGCGCATTTGAGACAAGCAGTTACCCAGTTGGTGACTTGTGCTTTCGCGCAGCAGAAGAAATAGCAGCCTTGCGGACAGCTCACTCCCGGCCAGCACCGCGGGGAGTGGCGGAGGTGATGCGGTTGGTTGACCGCTTGACCAGTGAGGTAAACGGACTACATCACACGCCAAACGGGAATAAAGATGGCGCATATGCGCGGTGTGAAACCGCCCGCGGTGAACTTGAGCAAACCATCACCGCCCTCGTGCATGAGCGGGATGCTCTGCGGGCTCGCGTGGCTGAGCTGGAGCAGGATGCGGCGCGGTACAAGTTTCTTCGGCATTGTGACGCACCGAGGCTACATCAACTTGTTGAGGTTGACGGCTTCGAAAAGTTTGACAAGACCGTTGATTCCGCCATCGCAGCCTCAAAGGACAACAAAAATGCCAATATTTAAGGTGTGGTGGCCTCTCATGGGTCAGCAACAATCGGACGGCGCTATGTTTCAAGCGCGTGACGAAGAGACCGCTGCGTCAAGGTGGGGGGAATGGTATGACGGCCACAGTGCCGAATACTCGATTGTGGGGGGTCAAGACGCCGATGTGCTGGTGCTCGCAGATGGGGGAACTGACCCCGTCAAAGTGACCGTGGTCGGAGAAATGACGAGAAGCTATCGAGCGCGACCCGCAAAGGAGCCCAAGCCATGAAAAGCAATGCCTTGATCTCCGATTGCGGCAAGTTCCGCTACCACCTGTGGCGTGAGTGGGACGAGAATTTGCCCCGCTTTCCTTTCATCATGCTCAACCCGAGCACGGCCGACGCCAGCGAGGACGATCCAACGATCCGCAAGTGCATCGGCTTCGGCAAGCGACTTGGATTCGGCGGCATCGACGTGTTCAACTTATTCGCCTACCGCGCCACAAAGCCCGCCGATCTGCGCAACAACGGCTACCAGATTGGCCCTGAAAACGACCGCATCATGACGGCACGGATGGCCGATATGAAGATGGACGAGCGAGGCTACGTGATCTGCGCATGGGGCGCCAACGCACGCTACCTGCGGCGCCCGCAGGATGTTCGATCGCACATGGCTCTAGCTGGCGTGCGTCTGCTGGCCCTGCGCCGGCTGTCCGATGGGACGCCTGAGCACCCGCTGATGCTGCCCTACTCGTGCCAGCCGGTATATCTCAATGGCGATCCATACAAGCGGAGCGTGACACCATGACCTACTGGGCCATCAAGTACCTGCCGATGTGGGGCCGAGGCAGCGGATTCATCGACGAACGGACCATCAGCACGCGCCGCAAGTGGGCGTGGGAAACATTCGAAGACGGGCATGCGACCGCGACGAACACCTACAAAAATGAATTGCGCGCACGCCGCCGCGCCGGGATGATCCGCGCCGTCAAGATTAAGATTGTGGAGGTTGAATCATGACCACTGACAAAATTCGCGCTGAGTTTGAGGCCGATGCCGGGCCGATGGGGTTTGATCTAAGGCGCCAGTCTATCGCTGTGCCAGAGCCGTGGGCCGAGTATGTCGATCTGGACACCGGGCATCGTTGGGCTGGATGGCAAGCCGCCACCCTGGCAGAGCGGGAGCGGGCGGCGAAGATGTGCGAGGCCGAAGCTGAGGTATGGGGTAGTGATGAGGCGTATTCGGCCGCTGCGGGTTGTGCAAGGAAAATCAGGAAGGGCGAGATGCCATGACCGATCGTGAACTGCTGGAGCGGGCGGCAAAGGCCATCGGGCACGGCTTGGAATGGGTTTCAGTCAAGCTTGATGACGTTGTTGCGCCGCGCCTAACAGATTCAAACCCATTTTGGTTCAATTGGCCGCGATGGAATCCGCTCGCCGACGACGGCGACGTGTTCCGGCTCTGTGTTGACCTTGGCATAAGGTTGACCCAACACCTCGGCATGGTGATTGCCAGCTTTCCATTTGTCGATGGCGTCAATCTTAGAAAAACATTGTGCGAGGAGATTCTAGGAGACCGTCGAAAAGCATCGCGCCGGGCTGCCGTTCGCGCTGCTGCGGCTATCGGTGAGGTGATTGAGTATCCGAACGCGCCACTTCCCGCTTAATCTTTGCGAGGGCAGACCGCACCCCAGCGGCATGCGCAGGCCGGCCAGCGTCGGCGTGGAACTGGGCCAGCTCGCGCAGCCAGCCCTCGATCTTATCAAGTCGGATGTAAACCATGTAGCGCCGCTTCACCGGTTCACGGCCTTGACGGCTGCATCGTACTGAGCTTGGCATTGCTCGAGTTCAGCTTGATACTTGAGGGCATTGGCAGCGAACCGCGCAAGAAATTCGGCATCAGGTCCGGCGAGATCGGCTCCAGTGGCTCCAGCATGAGCGGTGGCAGCCTGGGGCACGTCCGGGCGACGGGCGGCGCGCTGGCGCAGCTCACCAAGAGCCACAGACAGGCGAGCATTGATAGCGTCGATTTGGTCATTTTTGACTTTCTCAAGGATGATGGAATCGGACAAGAGGTCCGCGCTGGTTTGCTTGGCCGTGGCGACTTGGGCTGCGATGGCTTTGGCTTGCGCCGCCTTGTCCTTATCCCATCGGGCCTGCACAGTCGCCGCACCGACGTCGCGCTCATGCGTGCGCCAGCTAAAATAGCCGAGCACCAGCGCGGCGACGAAAGCGCCATACAGCAGCCAGCGGCCTGGGCTGAGCCATGCGAGCGGATTCATGCGAGCGCTCCACCTGCGGCTGTATAGGCCGCCTCAAGATTGGCGATTTGGTTTTCGTGCTGCCCATAGCCCGCACCCGGCAAACTGGCCCAGATGTTGGAGCAGCGCGCCACGGCCAGCGCAAAGTTTCCCATGTCGATCAAAGGCAACGCGCCGCGCTCGCGGATCTGTTGCAGTGCAATGGCGTCTTGCGAATCTGGCGAGAAGTCGGGCAAGCCGAGCTGGCGCTGATAGACGAAGAAGTAGCGCGCGAGAAGTTGATAACGCCCGGCCGCCGTGCTTGCCAGACCTGGGCGGATCGTCACCAACTTGTTGGGGTGCGTGGCGTAGCTGGTGAAAAGGTCTGGCTTCGCTGGCGTGGAACCGACGATCACGTTATAACCGTTGTCGGAAATGGCCAGCAGCGCGGGGCCAATCTCACTCACAGCCAGCACGTCCAAGAAGGCGCGCCGGTTTTGCGTGATGATCTGGTTCATAGTTCATCCTCCATGGCTGGATCGGTCAAAAAGTCGGTGTCAACCTCGGGCTTTGACCAATCGCGCGTCCATAGCCATTCCAGCAGCGCCATCGCCAGCATGCCGAGCGCAAACCATTTCATGGCTTGTCTTTCGGCGTTTGATCCACGACGCGCCCCGCCACGCCCAGCACCAGCAGCGCAATCGTGGCGCCCTGCACGAGGTTGTGTGGCATGCTGGCCTTCAGATCGTCGGGGATGAATACCCAAGCGCCCTGGATCGCACCGGCCAACGTCATGCACCACATGCTGATCCACTTCCAGCAGTGTTCAATGTCATCAACAAGCTTCATGATTGCCTCCTACTTGTCGGCCTTACCGCTGAGTGTTTGTTTGATTTCCTGCAATGAATCCATGACGGGTTTCAAAGCGTCTTGTAATCTGTCGTAGCGGATGTACTCATCACTGATCAAGATGCGCAACGAACCCATGTCTTTTTTCAGGTCTTGCACCGCTCCCCATAACTGCCTAGCGAACCATCCAAGAATCGCGCAGACAATGCTAAGAAGCCACAAAATGGGCTGGATGTATTCGATCATGGGAGCCCTATTTCTCGGGGAGTGGAGGAAGCGGAACCAGCGATGCATTCGCCAGGCAGTGACCCTGCCCGAAGATGAAATCGATCATCGGCGCGACGATCCTCGCCCAGCGCCTGCCTTCTATCAGGCCGTTGCCGGTGCGCGTCGATATCGTCATGCGGGGCGGTCCACCGAATAGCGCATTGCCGCATTCATCGAAAGCGACAGCCATCGACTGCGCCCGCGTAGACGATCCCGCAACAGCTTGGGCCAGCATGGCAAGTAGCAGCACGGGAGCCGCGATGAGACAGGCGAGCCAAAGCAGGAAGAGTTTGGTGCACGTCACGATCATGGCCTCCCGAACATGCGGATGTTGAGGATCGCAGAATCAACTGCCGTTGCCGAAGTGGGACTCCTCGTGTAGATATAGCAGAGTGATGCGGTCTGATTCGATGCATAGGCAATTGGCGCGTTCGCATCCCCTGAAAAGACTTCGATGTAGTAATTGGCCGAGCCGTTGAGCGTCGGTGAAATCGTCAGGTTCAATTGCCCCGTCGCGCCGTGCGCTACGCTGAAACTGATCGGCCCCTGCTGCCACGCAACCGTCGGCGTCGCGCCGCCAGTGACAAGGCACTGGCCTATCGGTTTGCCGGTATTCGGCGGCCACACCAGTTGATCGTCATACGGTTGGATGTTGGACTGCGGGTAACTCGCGGTCGAGCGGTTGCTATCGAGGATGTAGGTTGTGCAGCCTGCTTTTTCCACCCCCGTCGCATTGATCGTGCCGGTCCAGTCGCCCGCGCAGTTGATCAGTGTCTGCACCGTATTGCCGCCGTCAGGTTTGATGGCGGCGCCCACGATCTTGGATGTCGTGTGCATGAGGATGCCGGTTTGCACCTGCTCGAAGTGCAAATCCTGCGCAATCATCATCGTGTTTCCAGCGAGATACACACCACCAGTATTTGGCGACACCCCAGTGGCGCTTGCGGTTTCGTTCGACGAAAGGCCGGTAGACCATGTTGCAGTCGTCGCGCCGTTGGTCAAGGTGACAAGTCGGTTCTCACCGGTGGAAAAAAGCACATTCCACACACCAGAGGAAAGCGCCCAGTTCGCCGCAAGCGTTGCGCTCGTGGCGCCGCTGGCCGGCCCCGATGCAAACATGACGGTCGCCAGATTCGAAGCGCACTGCACCTCGTTCAGGGTCAACGTCATCCACCCGACGCTGTAGCCAGGGAAGCTTGCGTAGATGCCGAACGCGCCAGCGAAGCAGTCCGCTGCCGGGAAAATCTCGGTGCGGCGAAGCTTGAGTTGCGTGGCGCCACCATAGCCGGTATCAAGCTGAATGCCGTACTGCTTGAACCCATTGATGTAGATGTTGTCGGTGCCACTCTTTTCCTGCCACGCCGGGGCATAGATGACGGCGTTGACGGCTCCCTGATCGTTGGCATCAAGGCGCATATCGCGCACCATGCAGTTGAACATGGAGCTGGTTCCGTTCTTCGCCAGAATCATGTTCGCAGCAGCAATGGAGGGATCGGCTTTGATGAGAGTGAAGAACTTTCCCTTGCCCACAAGATGAACGTTGTCGTGCAGGTTGATCGTGTTCGAGATGAAGAAATCACCACGCTCCAGCGTTACCTCGCCGCCGTAGACCCCATTCACCGTGGCTGCCAGAGCCGTAATGGCCTGATTGATCGGGACGTCGTTGTTGACTTTGGCTGAGGGATAGGCCTGCGCCCCAAACCACTCGGCAGGAACAATAGTGACGCCCTGCGGGAGCGCCACCAGACCGCCCAATGAGAGGTCAAATATCTGCGTGGCCGGCGCGGCGAATGTCGCGCCCAACGTGATCGTGACGCCGCTAGCTGGCTTGAGGATGGCGCCAGCAGCAAAACGAAGAATTGCCGGTATTGTGATGTTGCTGTTGACCAGGTACGTGCCGGGCGGCACCAGCAGATCGGTCGCCGGACACGCAGCAAGGAACGCAGCATTGTTGGTCGCGCCGTCGCCCACCGCGCCATAGTCGCACACGCTGTATTGGTCGGAGAGTTTGGATGAAAGGGTGCGCCCAACGAAACCGGCGAGGGCTTTAAACCAACCCACTAACGCTGACCCAAGACTCGCGTTGGTAATGCTTGCCAATGAGCCACTTAAGTCCCCATTCGTGACTTGATCTACCGACCAGATCAACACACCGGAGTAATCCTGCAGCACGAATTTATAGATCTGCCCATCCGCCAGCCATACATTGGCCTCTCCACGGCTATTCAAGACTACAGGGTTTGTATTCGCAGTCCCCCCAGTTGAGTCGGTATAAGTCGGGGCTGGGGTTGATGTGCCGGCTTGATAGGTATAAAGTAACCCTCCTGCTAGGGCATTTCCATTGTTGTCAACGAAACGTTGGACGGCTAGAGGTGCAAGTTGTGTAGTCATTTTTGGCAATAAAAAAGCCCGCTGGTGAGGCGGGCTATGGGGGACGAAATGGATTTCTTAAAAAAAGCGCTCTACGTTGTTACTGCAATTGCTGTCAGCTTCGTGACCATAGCGGCGGTCCCGAATCCGTGGGTGATGCTCACGGTGGTCCTTTGTTTCATCTTCGGGCCGAAAATTTACCGAAGCATGTAATGGAGCTTTACCTGTTGATCGTGGCGCTGCTTCGCTTTAATAAGTGGCTCATGAAACACGACCGGATGCTCTACACGAAAGAGGAAATCGATGAACTGAGGGCGAAATCACTTCGACCCGATGTCCGAGAGCTTCCCCCAAGCCGCAGGATCGACTGACGCCTTAGCTGCCTTGTTGGATCTGAGAATTCCAACGCCGGCTTTAGCTGCGCCATAGGCGCCCAGCGTCTTGATGTTTGCCAACCCCTCCAATCCCGTTTTGACGGCTCCCAGACCGGCCGCCGTCAAGGTGTTGGAGTTGTTCACGAAAGAGCCCGCTGGCTGCATCGCGGCGCGGGTCGCCACCTTGTTCAACTGCCCGAGTTGCTGAGAGGTGCGCGCCGGAAACAGGCTGTCCATTTTCGGCCCGAGTTGCCCCATGCCGTTCGAGAAGCTCTTGGCTGCGAACGTTCCGCTCTCGGGATTCCAGCCGGCTTGCTTCTTGAGGTAATCGATGCCGGCCGCGCCCATGGTCTGCTTTGCCAGGCTGTCGGCGGCCAGGTTCTGCGCCATGTTCGACACGTTCGACCCCTTGCCGTTGATGATGAACTTGCGCACAAAATCATCGGCCAAGGGGGATGGCGTCCCGGAGGGCACCGCATCATTCACCGCCGCTTTATAGGCCGGGTCGCTCTCAATGTTCTGGAACCGTTGACGTGCCGCATTGCGCGCTGCGTCGGCCAGCGGCTTGATCGCGGAGGTTTCGGCGGTCATGGGCAACGACTCCAGAGAATCGCGTACCGTGCTGATGGCCTGCGCTGCGTTGCCGTCGCTGGCCGCGCTGGCCTTGCGGGCCGCCGACGCCAGGATCGTGCGCAGGTTCTCGAAGTTGTTGTAAGTCATGGGGCCGCCGTCCTGATAGGGTGCCAGCGTCCTTTGAATCTCGGGCGGCAGAAATGCACCCTTGTTGTTGGCTTCCAATGCCTGATTGGCCGCTGCCATGAAGTCTTTTCCACTGAGTGGGAGTTGTCCGCCGTTCGCATTCGAGAGCGCCTTGTACTTCGCGGAAATATCGGCTTTCACGGGCGCATCCATGTTTTTGTAGGCATCAACAAGCGTTTGCCCCGCCTCTGCCGGGTGCAGATCCCCGGGGATATCAGGCGCAACAGCTTGACGCTGCACGTCCAGATTCGCACCCATCGCCTTACCGCGCTCGTTGTAGAACGATGGATCAACCAACGGCTTGGCACCGCCACGTCCGTTTTTCTCGTTGGAGAGTAGAACCGGATCGCCCGTCACCTCGCCTTGCGTCTGTTTCACCGGCACATCCAGCGTGTCACCTTCCAGATATTTGGCCTGAACAGCGGCAGGCAGCGGCGTCCCCTTTTTTTCTAGATCGGCAACGGCCTGCTGAAATGCTGGTGTCGCGTCCGCTATGGAGGGGGGAGCCGCATCTGCCGATGTGCCACGCACCTCGACGCGCGGAATGCCGTTAATCGGCGCCAGTGTCGCGCCAGGCTGCTCGCTGGGCGTGATGGGCGCAATCGGAGACGGCGCGCCGGGAGGCGCCTCGCTGATCAGTACCGGCTTGCCGTCCACCAGCTTGTAAAGCGGCTTCGTCGGCAGCGGGTCCAGCGTGGGATCTACGCGCGCCGCTTCGGGCAGAGCCTCGCCGGCAGGCTTGACCAGGTCGCTCAATTTGCTGAGGCCACCTTGCACACTCTTGAGGCCGAGCGCCAGGGGAGCTGCTGCACCGATGCCCTTGACCACCGCGCCAGCGCCAGGCAAACCCACAGAGGCCAGCGCATCGCCGCCCGCATTGCCGACTGCCTGGGTTGCGTTCGGAATCCAGTTCAGCGGGTTGTAACCAGAGCCGAACTGCTTGACCATCTGCGCTCCCTCAGCGGTCTTTGGCGTGTAGGTGCCGGCCTGTTCTGTCTCGTGAATCGCGTTCACGGCATCGTTTAGCGCCTTGTCCGTGCCACCACCCTGCAATAGCGTCTTGGCGCCTTGGTACAGGCCCGCATATCCCCCTGCGACGGTCGAGCCAAGCGAAGACGCCTGATTCGCGACAAGTTCAGAGAATGGCGTTGTGATGGCGCCATTGTTGGGCGCGGCTCCTGGCGCTGGAGCAGCGGGCGCAGCCTGTGCCGGTTTGCTCAGGGCATCAAGCGCATTGCTGAAATCGCTGTCAACCGACGCTTGTGTGGGCGATTGCGAAGCTGCGGCCGCGCCAGGAATTCCTGTTAGTTGCCGGTGCATTTCAGTGACGTGATCAAGCAGCATCTGACGTGAAGCCGGATCAAGGTTTTTGGCCGATGCGAGTTGACTTTGTGTTGCGTTTATCTCACGCAGGGCGGCTTGTGGATCGGCCCCCATGCCACCCCCCACCGCCGCCCGCATTTGTGGCTCGGTGCTATAACCGGGCGCAGTGTTCGCGGGTGCCGCATTGCCGCCCACTCCCAGCGCCGACAGAGCGTTGGCAAAATCATCCATCAGAGATGGCCCTGAGTGGAAAGGGATTGAAGATTTTTAAGATGCTGGGCCAGCGTCTTGGCGCCGACTGAGCCAGGACCGCCGATGCTCTTGAGCACTTGCTGCGCTCCCTCTTGGTCGCCCGTTTTGGTGGCAGTCAGAAACTTGAGCGCGTTCACGTCCGCATTCTGCCCCCACTGCTGATCGAATTGGCGCTTGGCAAATACGCCATTTCCGCTGTTGCTGATGGCGGTCTGGAGCCCTTGCGCGTACTTTTCCGCGCCCGTGGTCAGAGAATCATTCAGGCGCGCGATGGTCTTGATAGCGTCAGGCGTGTACTCCAAAGATCCATTCTGTCGAACGGCCGACTCTAGGCCGGCGTTCGTATGCGGCCCCATGGATTGGGCTGCGGTGGCTGCAGAGCGCTCTAGCATTTTTCCGAGCAGGTTGTAACCGGTTGCAGACTCGCCAGAAAGGTTGTAGCCCGTGGCGCTGGCTATTTTTTGTGTCAGTGCTCCCAGCGAGCCCGTGCTGAAGTTGCCAGCCTCTGACAGAATGGTTCGATTGATGTCATGAAGGACTGGGGCAGTCAATGCCGCATTTTTGGCGCCCAGTGATTCCTGTTCGAGTTCCGCCTTGGTGGCGGCACTCTCGCCGGCAGGGTAGCTGATCATGGGCGGTGGCGATGATTGTCCAGAGCCTGGCATGGCCGCAGGGGCTTGGATGTTTCCGTAGGCGTCTTTGCGCGTGACCAGCGGATTGCCATTGATGTCCGAACCAGTCCCCTGCTGCTGTCCAAGCGGTACGAGTTGGGTTTGCGTGGTTCCGGGAATGGCTTGTCCAACTGGAGCGGCCAGCGGGTTCGTATTGACTTGTGCAGACTGAATGCCATTCGTAACACCAACGCCGCTCGGCGCGATGGCTCCAGCCTGTCCCTGTGGCGCCAGTTGACCCGTGAGCGTGTTCTTGAGCATCTGCTGCACTGCGCCGGGAGTATGGATCTGCATCACGAGCGGAGCCGTTGCGAGCTCTGCCTGTTCGGCGGGAACGCCTTTTGCAATCATCTGGTTCTTGGCTTCAAGGATCGCTTTGGTGGCCGCTTGCGGATCGTAGTTCGGTCCTTGTGCAGCAATGCGCGGATCATTCATGAGCCCGGATGCTGTCTGCAGCGCCGTCCCCATATAGTCTTTTTGTAGCCCGAACTGAGCCGACTGCGCGCCAGTCTGTGCGGTTGAGGTCTTCGCGGCCTGTTCTTGAATCAAGGGCTGCACGTTCGCCGCGCTCACCGTCGCGCCGGACTGCGCGCTGCTCGACTCGGCTTGCCGCTGTGCCACATCCGCTCCGAACGTCGCTTGATTCCTCTTGTACGTCAGCGCGTTGTTTGCCACATTCAGCATTCCCGATATTTTCTGCATCGGGTCAGGCGCGACGGCCTGGAGAGGGATAGATGGATCGAGTGCCATTTTTTAGAACCCTGCAACGTATGCGCTTGGATTGTTCATCGTGCCGTTGTAGCCAGACGGATTGCTGCCCGCTGTAACTGCCGGCGCTGATGAATTGAGCAGACCATTGAGATACATGTAACCAGCCCCACTACTCAATCCATTGCTGATTGCGTTTGCGGATCCAACGGTACCTGCGGCTTGCGCATTACCCGCGCCAGTGATCGTATTGCTGATACCACTTGCATATCCAGCCCCTGTCGTTCCCGCACCCGCCGCCGCGCTTTCACCTAGGCCAGCGACGCCGCTCAATTGGCCGAAAGTATTCTGCTGAGATGACAGCCATCGGTTGTAGGCATTCTGATAGCCGGTCGAGGCAACACCCTGGTTGTAGTTGATCAAGCCCTTCAAGGCCGAGCCCGACAAGACGCCGCTGCCAGCCGCCTGTGAGTTTTGCAACGCCTGCTGGCCCTGGTTCAACTGGAAGTCATAGCCGGGGTCTTTGTTCGCCAGATAGTCGGCCGGCATGAAGTTCCCGCCTAATGACCCATCAGCCATCTTCCCGCTGAGGGTGGATAGCGCAGTGTTGCCGCCCTGCATGTAGGGCTGCAGATTCGATTGATTCTGCTGGTACATTGCCAATTGCTGGGCGGTGGCATTGTTCGCTGCGTCCGCTTGCGTATTCGCTGCGCTTTTGGAGGCAGAAGAACTAATAAGGGCACCCCCTAACCCGGCCCCGATGACTGCTGCTGCTACCATTATTTATCCCCTAACCATTTTGAGTAATAGGTTTCGACGGGTGCCGCACCGATGCGCTTGAACAGGGCGCTGGCATCTGCATGCACCTTGGAGCCCATGAACCAGCGCTGCACGCCGCGGCGTTTCAATTCATGCTCGACGGCACGAAATAGCCGAATGCCGGCGCTCCCTGTCCGTTTGTCCTTTCGCACATAGAAAATATCCATCGTGCAGGTCAGGCAGGTTTGGTAGTGCAAGCCGGGGGCAATGAAGCCAATGAAGTAGCCGACCAGTTCGCCGGCATCACGCAGCACCACGAACAGCAAACCGCCTTCGCGCTCGCGCTCGATATACACATCATATTGAGGATCAAGAGGCACTTCGTCCTGATTCAGTGCTAGCTCTTTGTAATGCTCAGGCAAGAGCACCTGTAATTCCTGCAGCCGCTCTTCAAACGATTCGATGTGGGTTGTAATCAACGCGAAGTCCTCGCGTCCATGACGATGTGGATCCGGTCATCCGCGCTGTTGTTGATCACCTCATGCTCTTCCTTGTTATCGAACCACCAGACTTCACCAGGCGCCATGTAGACCTTTTCTTCCCCGGCCCTGAAAACTACGCCTGGCTGGCTCTGCAGCACTACATGAAAGCGCGTGTAGTAATCGGTATGCGCCGGGGTGTCTCGGTGCGGATAGATAACGCCACCCGGTGCGATCTTATTGATCATCACGCGGCCCAGGCGCTCGCCCGCGACGTAATGGAACAGGTTGTTGATGATGGGCCGCGCCTCTGGGAGCAGCTTGTACGCTGGGTAATCAATGTTCTCATGCTGGTCGTATTTGGACAGATGGTTTTTCAGCTCCTCCTCTGTCTCGCAAACCGATTTCACCGGGAAGCGCAGCATGATCGATTCGATCTGAGCGAACGGCCCTTGCGGGTAGTTACGCAGATAGGTATCTTCTTTCCATAGATCAGGGCGGCGCTTGATCGCCAGCAACAGTGGATTGATATCCAAACCGGCCGAAATTCGCATGAAATTTTTCATCGTGGCACGAAGGTCATGGTTGGAGGCGCCATGTAGGTGACGCGCAGCTGATCATTGGCGCTCAAGGGGAGAAACCCCCTGAAATTTCCAGTCGAAAAAAAATTGATACCGTCTCGCGAGAACTCAACATTTTCCAAACCGCCGCCAGAAATAAGCACAGAGCCAACCTGCAGCGACTGGTAGGTGAACGGAGATGCTCCGACCGTGATGGGAACAGTGGCCCCTCCTTGACCGCCGGCTATCGCATCCTCAAGCGCCGTATTGGACGGCGCTGAGGATCCTCCAACCCTGCCATACAGGAACTGGAAGAAATGCACCCACGGCTGCGAGAAATACTTATTCGCATCCAGCGGCATCGCCTGAAATGGCGGGTTCGATACGGTGGTCTGCGGCAGGCTCACGCTTGCGTCCCCGCGATCCTGAGCGAGGCCCCGGCCACATCGCGCTTCACAGGGTCGGAAATCCGTACCTCGTAGACCCGGTCACGCGCCGCGCCGAGCCGGCGCCAGATGGCCCGGTTTTGTGTCTGCCCGATAGCCCCAAGGCTGGTCCAGTGCTCATTGCCGAAGCTCTGACCACCGTCGTTTGACCAGCGCAGCATCGCCTGGGGATTGCTGCCCTGTCCCGTAGCCACGCCAGAGCCCGGAAAGAAATCAATCTGCAGGCGCGAATTCAGCACGCGGTTACGGTCATTCTTGTCCCACACATGCGGGCACCGACGCACGGCCACGAGCGGATATTGGTCATCTGCAAAAACCTGCCGCGTCTGCTGATAGATACGGCCATTGGCATAGTCACCACCCACCCGCATCCCGGCGAAATTCACCAGGCAATTCAGGCGCTGCCGGTGGAATTGGCCCAGGTTCGGATCGAACGATGCGCGTTCGTGCCACATGCCAGTCGTGAGGTCATAGACCCATGTCACATCGGCAGTCGGGAAGATCAGCACATAGAACTGATGGCCCTCTTCGCTGTAGACATACCCGATGGCGTCGGAGATCACCGGGTACTGCGTGAGCGCATACGACAGGGCCGGGTTGCTGACGGCCTTGAATTGATAACCCGTCACCTGAATGACGCTGTTCTCTCCGCGCTCCGAGCGCCCCAGCCACATCAGATCCGCGCCGGTTCGGGCTACCGACTGAGGCGCCGCGCAACCAATTTGCATCAGGCCGCCCTCAAGACGAGCAAACGGAAAGAACGTACCGCCTGCGTTGTACCAAGGTTCGGTTGTCGCTTCACCAATCAACCAGAGCTGGCGCCCGTTTTCAATCACGGCCACGAGATTGTCGGGGCTATCGTCTTTCAGGGCGAAGTACGTCCCGTCGAAGGGCTTGACGCCATCCCAGTAGACCGGGGAGGTATAGAAGGTCTGCGTGTTCGGCTCTTGGAAGATAAACCAGCCGTCGATCTCTGCCACCGTGTTGGAGCCGAGGAAAGCCGGGTCAGTCGAATGCGTGAGCACCTTGGTCGTGACGTTGTACACATAAAGATTGGAGCCATCCACAATCACAGCGATCTTGCCGGCGCCGTTGTCACGAATCTTCACCGGCCCGGTTGAGGTCGCCAGCGAGCCGACCGCGGCAAAGGCAAGCTGTGCCGTGCTGGTGGCCGTGGCTGGCGCGGCAATCGTCGCCAGCACCACTTGCGAGCCGATCACGAACAGCGCCTGAAAGTTACCCGGCAGCACCCATCCGCCGCGCACTTGTCCCGAGAACGCCGTATTCAATGCAACCAGACCGGGCACACCCAGCAGGCCCAGCGCCACCTTGGCTTCTGCGCCGATGATGCCCGGCTGCATGGAGTTGTTCTCGTTGCCGTCGATTTCGACATACCAATTGATCAGGCGTTGCGAATCCTGAGCCGGGTTGGCCGTCTCATACGCTGGTCCAACGAAGCCCCATTGCATTTCAGAACCCGCCTGTCAATATAAATCCGGCGTTATTGCCGTTGCTGCTGACAATCGCCATATCCACGCCAGATTCGGCTTGTGGCGAGCCATTCAGTGATTTGATGACAGCCTTGAATTCCTTGGCGAATCGGCGCACGTCCGGCGGCACAGCGACGCCATATTCGGGGCATAGCAGTTCAGCGACCGCAAATTGGAGCCCGAGGTAATAGCCGCGCGGCATGCTCAAGGTAGTCGAAAGGTCCAGTGAGGTAAAAACCTGTTCGGTCCACAGGTGGAATTCGACGTTCGTCTGCGGCACTGGCCAGAAAATCAGGTTCGCCAGCGGATAGCTGGTGTTGTAGTAAGCGATCTTGGGCCATGGACCGGGCTGGCTCTTGAGGCCAATGGAGCCATATTTTTCCAGCGTCGTGAGTTGGCACGGGAAGTCCACTGATCCATTTCCGGTAGTGATGCGCGAATACGCCTTGTCGATACGCAACGGGCGCTCGATGTTGAAATAGCCGGTCAGGCCGACCGTGTAGGATGACTGCCCCGCAGTCAGGGGCAACACCGTCTCGATGTTGTTGTAGACCGTGAGCTTTTGCGCGCTCCACATATCTAGTAGACCATTCACCGAATCGAGCGCATCCATGGCATCGGCAGCGGCAAGCGTTTCGCCTGGCGCGTATTGACCGATCTTGCGCAGAGCGCCCGTGATCAGGTCTAGCGCTGTCTTGGTGGTGGGATCGCTGCTCATGGGCTACCTGATGTTTGTAAAAAAGCCGCCGCAGCTTGTGACCACGGCGGCAAGGCAACGAAGATCAGAACGAGTTCAGGTACTCGGTCGGGAAGGCCACGTTAGCTTGGGCTCGATTGATTTCGAACGTGTAGACGCCGGCAGGAGGCACCAGAGCGCCTGCCGTCACATTGGCGAAAAGGATCTGCACCGTATCCGCTGCGGTCACGGTGGCACCAGCCGGGAACACGCCTGCAGGCGCGATGGAGGGAACGCCGCAGACAGCGATTTGATCGCCCACCACTACGCCGAGCGCAGCGATGGTGAAAGACTGGCCGGCAGTGATCGCAGCATTCACTGATGCAGGGGTGATGGATGCCGAGATCAACGCATTCTTTTGAATGTTGCCAATGGATGCCTGGGGTTGCGGGGTCGCAGTGACTGCCGGTCCGAGATTGGTAGAAGACATGATGGTTTCCTTGAAAAAGAGAAGCCCCGGTTAAGGGGCTTTGGGTTTAGCCGGCGACGCGCACGCCGAGTTCACGGTACAGCGGAGCCACGCCATACAACACGTCCAGACGGGTCGGCAGAGCATCATTGTTAATAGTGTATTGCCGCACCACACGAATCGACACGCCGATGTCCTTGTGCGCCGCACGCGCCGCCATGTCCACTCCACCCGGCAGCGGCAAGTCGGCCGACACCAGGGTGAATGCATCACGGTGGAACGCCAGCGATTGCGGGCTGATCTTGTTCGTGGCGAACAGCGTGATGCCGGCCGAGTTGGCAGGCGCCACGCCGACGTTCTGGAACTGGCCGGCCGAGATCACGGCATTCGCCACCGTCACCTGCAGCAGCCCGGAGCTGTCAGAGGTGTAGGTGCCGCCGACCACATTGCCGAACACGTCGGTAACTGGGACGAACGTACCGTTGCTCGGCGTACCAACAGGCGGACGCACCACGAAGCTGCGAAGCGTGGAAGTTGCCGCACGGTTCTGCGGGTTGACCATGTACACACCGGCCATCGTGAACGTGTCGCCCACGTTCAGCGCTGCCGTCGAAGCGGTCCAGCCCTTGGTCTGCAGCGTGCCAGAGTCAGCCCAACCAGTCGTCAACAGCGCGGAGCTGGTGCCGGTGGTGGAGAACTGCGGCGTGCCGGCCAGGGTGGCAAACGTCTGCGAGGAGATATTCTGATCCATGTACCAGTCGAAGCCCACGGTCTGGCGACTCATCAGGCCCTTCTTGTACTGCTCGCTGATCGAAACCTGCGGGTTGAACAAGCCAGTCAGCGCGCCGACCATGGATGCCTGCGAGAACTGATCCAGAACCATGCAGCGCTCGCCATCACGCGGTGCGCCTTCGGTGTCCAGCAGGGCGCCAGCGGTCAGGAACGGCGTCAGCGTGGTGGGTGCAGTGCCAGCGGTGCCGATGATGCTCGGGATGCCAATGCGCATTTGCGTGGCAATGTCGAAGTCAATGCGGTTGGCAATCGTGGCGATCTTGGGTTTCAGAACGCGCTTGCTGAACATGTCCATGGACAACAGCAGGTCGGAGGTGATGAACTGCGTATCGACGTGGAACTGATTGGTCAACGACACGGGAATGCTAGATTCCACGAAGTCCTCCACGTTCAGCGCGGGGCCGGCAGTGCCTTTGAAACGCGCCGGTTTGCGCACGTTCACGGTATAGCCGATCTTCGCGCCGTCAACGCCAAAGCGGTCGTCGTACTCCTTGTTGATCTTGTCCGCAAGGGTCAGCTCGTTTTCCAGGATCATCAAGCCTTCGTTGGTGATGTCCGCAATCGTCAGTAAGGTGTTACTCATTTCGTTTTCCAAACAAAGAGGCCCGCGTCATGCGGGCTGTGGTGGTTTGGCTCGGGGCTTACTTTCCCTGTCGTCGGCGCCGGTATTCCTCGAAGCTCTCGGCTTTGCCGGGGTTCGAGGCTGCGGCGCCTCTGACGGGATTGATAGGCTCGGGAGCCTTCGATTTTTTGGGTGGATCAGAAATCTTGACAGCGGGCTCGGGGTCTGCCAGATCGCTTTCCAGAGAGAGGATTCGCTTGATCGCGGCCATGGGTTTCATGGCGGCAATGCGCTTGGCCTCTTCCGGATGCAGAGCGAGGTAGTAGGCAATTTCTGGCCCCTGCTCGCTCTCTAGCAATGCCTGATGCACATAAGGCGGCACCACCACGTCAGACTTGCCAATGACTTCTGCGTAGTCCGAAATGGCGGCGATGGCCTCCTGCTGGCGCTTGTCCCACTGTTGCGCGACTTCGGACTGTTCGGCCTGCTGTCGTGCTTCCAGTTGCTGGCGCTCGCGTTTGGCGATGGCCTCCTGCGCCTTCCAGTCCGTCAGCGCTTCGATGTAGTCGTCGTCGCTGGTGAACTGGGTTCGCGCGGGTTTGGCCGTCGATTCCATCGGCTGCGCCTGGGCTTTCAGGGTGTCCAATTGCGTTTGCAGTTCTCTCGCACGCTGCTCGGATGCTTCGGCTTTCGCCTCGGCCTCCTGGCGTTTGTGCGCGAGCTCCACAATGCGCTCTTGCGCGCCCTTCTTCGCGGGTTTCTGTTCCCCCCCCTCGTTCGGTTTGTCGTCCGGTTTGATCTCTTTCGATTCCTTGCCGGGCTCCTCTGACGCGGGAGCGGCGAGACTTGCCAGAACGGTATCCTGCGTTTGCACACGGGACATTGCCGCTTCACGCGCGGCGGTCGGGTCAACCTTTTGTTGGTCTACGGTCATGGGTAACGTCCATAAAACGAAAAAACCCGCCTAGACGGGTCTGCTGTAGTTCGACAGCGGGCGATTTCTGGCTGTACGTGCCAGAGAACGGGTTAAACGAGTAGAAGCAACTCTTCTTCTTCGTCTTCATGCTCATGCGGGCGCACGAACGATGAAATTCTTGTGGGCTCGCCCATGAAAGGCGAGGCGTAGCGGGGCAACTTGGCCCGCTCTATCGTCTGCACGATGCCGTGCTTGGCCGCAGGCGGAATTTCTGATTGTTCGGGCGATTTCTGAACAATGACGACACGGGGTGGTTGCTCCCACACCATTCGGGGCAGCTTCTTGTAGGGGAAGCCTGCTGAGTTCTTTTGCTGCCCTGTCTGCACGACTGTTGGCGCATAACCCGTGATCGTCAGCGTCCCAACGCCAGGTACCAGGCTTTGCGACAATGCCGCCTGCGTTACAGTGGGCGCGTACCCTGTGAGCGCTATGCTTCCAGCACCGGGCGTCAGCGCCTGGTTTGCCGTCTGCGCGAGCGTCGGAGCGTATCCAGTAAGCGCAATCGAACCCACGCCCGGCGCAACAGCATGCGGCTGCGCAATGGTCGGCGCATAGCCCGTAATCGCTATCGACCCGACACCCGGCCCAACGGATTGGCTTCCACCCTGCGTCACTGCCGGGGCATAGCCCGTAATAGCCAAACTTCCAGCGCCCGGAACAAGCGCGACATTCGCGGTTTGCGCCAGGGTCGGCGCGTAGCCTGTCAGGGCTATGGAGCCAGCGCCTGGGTTAACTGCAGTCCCGCCCCCGCTCGCCGCCTTCAACACCCGGCGCGGGGCTTTGAAGAGTTGCCAGGGGTTGGCAGATACAGCTGCTATTTGCGCAGGGAGAAGGATCTTCGGAAAGCCTGCGGCGAGCGCTGTTCTCGTTTTCGCGTAGGTGTAGAAGTCCTCCCGCGTTCCCAACAGAAGCGGCTCCGTGTTCCCTAGCGCCGGTCCTGTATTCCCATATTGCGCCACCGACGACGAAACTGGCAGTCCGTTGATATAAAAACTAGATACACCAGACGACAGATCTGCGCCACTCGTAACCACCAGACACACCGGGACGCCCGATGGAATGGCGCTTGTCGTGGCCACCGAGAAGTATGGGGTTGCTGCGGCGCCGCTTCGTGTCAGACGTGCGACACCGCCAGCATCAATGCGCAGCTCGAACGGGTTGTGATCTCCACCGTTACCGACGAACCGCGCTAACAAAAAATTGTATTGCGTCGCATCATCAATGATGCCGTACCACAGCAGCGTTATCTCGCCGAGGATGTTGTAGTTGTTTGATGACGGGAGCGAGGCGTAAGTTGTCCCGCCCGTCAACTTGAGCACGGCGCCTGTCTGCGCAATCGAAACAGCTGCGCCGCCGTACAAGGTACTGACTTGAGAAGGAAGGACGGCGTCGGATATTGCGCCGCCATTGGGCGCAATCAGGAATTGGGGCGCCCACTCCGGGTTGGGAGTAAGCGGCCCCGCCTGCGGCTGTGTGTAGCGCGTAGCCACGGGTTAAATCCCTGTCAGTTGCTGCGCGTAGGATTCGACCGTGATTGCATTCGTCGCACCGTTGGTGATCGTGACGTTCACAAACATTGCCTCGGCTGGCATGTCGCAATTGATGTTGTTCACGCTGCTGTTCACGGTATCGCCGCTGGCCGCATAGAACAGACGCTTGATGCCCGTCGCTTCACCGGTGAAGAACTGCACTACCGGGGCTGTCGTGGGTGCCGTACCGCCGTTGGTCAGTTTGACGCTCACGAGTGCTCCATAGGCCGTGCTGAGGTTCAATTCGGTCGCGTTGACCGCCGTAGCCGCTGCCAGTGATTGCGAGGTCAGCAGCGTTGCTGCACTTTTTGTTGCGGCCATTTTCTATCCTTTCTTACGTCGCGCTCATGATGCCCGAAGCATTCGGAGTAACGGTCAGCGTATTGCCCGATGTGGTCAGCGGAATGTCAGCCGGCGTCGAGTCGCCCAGGAAGTAGCCCACCAGCGGGTTGACTTTGCCGTTGAGCGTGCCGACCGCGTACACCACGCCGTAGCGCCATGCCGGGATGCCGGTGCCCGAAGCGGTCCATACCTGCGCGGCAGAGGTGAACTGGACCACCCCAGCCGTTTGCGTGAGCGTGACAGAGGTCAACGTCGCGCCCCCCGTCGTGTAGCCGTTGCCGTTGGCAATCTCATTCGCTGACGGTGTAGACCACAGTTCATCGGTCGTCGGTGCTGGCGTCCAAGAGTTGGTAACCAGCGCCAATTTGAACGAGTTCGCGGGGTTCAGCAGATCGGTCGCGCTGAACATGTTGAGTTTGGTTTTCTGCGAGAAAACGAACGGTCCTGCTGCCATTTAGTATCCTTCCATGCGCCCATCCGGGCCGCGGTTGATTGGTTTGACGGTGTCTCCGACTTGCACGCCGGTAGCTTTGCCGTCAGGGCCGCGCACGATCTTGCGGGGCGCCTGCAGATGCGCGTGGATGGCGTCCATCTTTCCGGTCATTGCTTGGATGGCCTCGATCAGAGAGCCGCCATGCGGACTGGCGCTGATATTTGGCGCATCAGAGCCGCCACCCGAGGTCGTATGCACCGTTCCCGGAGATCCGTCGCGCAGCGCTTGGCGGTGCTCGATCTCCAGATTCGTGGTCGCGTCGATCAGCGTCTGCTGCAGGGATGTAGCGCTCTTGACGCTGGTGTCGTGGACCTGAGTCTGAGCCTTGAGTTCGGCGCGCTCATGCTCTCCAAGCTCACGCAGATGCAGTCGATGCGTTTCGGCAGCTTCGCGTTTCTCGGTGAGCGCCATTTCGCGCTGCGTTACTGCAGTCTCGCGCTCGTTGACTCCAAATACCTTAGCTTCCTTCTCCTGCGTGAGCTGCTGCACTTGCTGTTGGAGTTGCTGCATCTGCCCCATGGCCTGCGCCAGCATCTGCTTGGCCTTCGGGTCCATGTCTTCGGGTAGCTGCTCATCGATCTTGGCGAGGGGATTCGCCATCGCCAGTCGGTCGGCCAGGTCGTTCGCCCCCGGCCAGTCCATTTGACGCACGATCAGGTCGCCCGCGATCTTGGCAATCTCGGGCATCGTGCCGAGGAGCGCCATCATGTTCTCGGCACCGGCCTCGCGCTTGGTGTCGTAGCCCGGTCCGGTATCCATCACCACGTCGTAGCGGCCCACAGTCAGGTCGTTTAGCACCTTGTCAACGGCCGGCGCATTGATCTGCGTGGCCTTCGGGTTGCCATCCTCGCCGATGATGCGGATGGTGCGCTCGGTGTCGTAATAGTGTGGGATCAGGTCCAGCAGGATCAGGCCCGTCCAGCGAATGGAGCGCGTGAGGTTGTCGTAGAAATGGAAGTTCGACAGATCAGATTGCTGCTGGCGCTTGGCGACCATCGAGCCTGAGGTTTCCTGCCCCGGCGCACCGAGGGCTGGATCGAACATCCCCGCTACGGCCTTCAAATCCTCTGATGCCCCTTGCGCCGCGTTAACGCTGGCGGTGGGGATCGCTTGAGGCTGTTGACGTACCGGGCCAGGCAAAACCTGACCCGAATCATCCGTTACAGGCTTCCATTTCAGGCTGCTGTAATTCTTGACGTTGGCGTTGTCCCATTCGTCCTCGTGGCCCTCATCCTGGCCCTCGATCATGAGATACGGCGCCTTAGGCGCGAGCGCGACGAATTCTGTCTCTTGCGTGCGCCAGAAGTTGTACATCTTCTGCGGGTCTTTGAGGTTGCGCACCATCCCGTAGCGGATCAACTTATCGCCGTCCAGCAGTTCGGCGCCATAGACCGGGACAACCGGGATGTACTTACCGGCCCAGTTGCGCTTTTCCAGCTCATCGGCGCCGCTCAGCTTCGACCACTTCACAACGCGCTTCATGGAGTCGCGCTTGTCGATCACCGTCAAGCCGTTCTGCTGCAGCATCTCCTCGTCGGGCAGGTCAGAGGCGAATACCGTCTTGCCGTTCGATAGACGATATAGCACCTCCGGCGTTTCCTCAATGCGCCAGTATTCGGCGACCATCACCTCGTCTTTTTTGGCATAGCCGGCCAGATCATCGCCCGGCCCTTTGAAGTCGGACACCTTGGCTTTCGGGTACAGCGCCTCGAAATCGGCCTTCTTCATCGGTTCGACGATAAGGCACCAGCGCGCATCGGAGCCATCCGGGGCAACGCTCCCCGGGTCGAAGTACACGCTGAACGGGTTGCGGATGCGCGCGATGCTCAGCTCTTGGTCCCATGTCGTCTCATCGACGTAGTCGGCCAGGATGCGCCAATAGCCCCACCCCATGCGCACTTGGAAGTCAGCGCCCGTGTCATAGGCGGTGTCCGCGCTGCTCTGCACCTCAATGTGCCGAATCAGGCCCTCGATCACATCCGAGACCTGCTCGTCAGCGCCATCACTGACCGGATGCACCTTGATGCGCGGGCGCTGCTGGCGCATGTTGTTGACCACCGAGCGCACGAAAGTATCGGTTTTGTTAATGGTCAGGCAGGGGCGCCGATCCAGCATGCGCTGCATCTTGATTTCGGCTGGCCATTGGTCGCCCGCGGCAAATTTGAGGTCGTCCTGAGCCGCCGCGCGGTTGCCACCATCGGCCTCAATGGCTAATTGCAAGCGCGCGCGGGCCTCCTCGCAGACTGTTTTCCGCGAAGATTCAGGGTTTTTTGCCATTATTTGTTGGTCAGCCCATCCAGCCGTTTGATTGCGGGACGCGCGGGGTGATGATTCGTTTGACGGTCGTTTGTTTCTGTGCGCGCCTCACACCCTCACAGGCATAGCGCAGCGCATCAAGTACGTGGTTGTCTTTGTCGGCCAGGATTGGCATTACCAACCCTGTCAGCGGATCAGTCTTGTAGCTATACAGAGTCAGTTCATCGGCCAGATGCTTGCAGCGCGGATGCACCACGATATCGAAGCTCTTGAGCCATTCGACGCCCTCTTCCAAGCTGCGCGCGCCCTTAACAGCGGACAGGATGCGCGGAAATCCGTTCTTGCGCATGTGGCTGATCGTCTCGGGCCTCGCGCTATCGGCCACGATGGGCCACTTTTCGGCCTCCGGTACGCTCATGAACAGCTCTGGCAAGTTCACGATCTCGCAGCCCACCATGTACGCCTCGTAATCGACGTACAGCGTGCGGCCGTCGATATAGCAGCGCACCAAAACGGAGGGATCGACCGAGAATCCCCAGTCAGCGCCCATCCTGAACGTGACACCCTGCGGCGCCTCGAACTCTTCAATGCGCCAGTTACGGAACACGCGGGCTTCGCTGTTCTGCTCGTATTCACCGAGCCAAACGTGCGCGTATTTGTCCGGGTCGCGCCGCTGGTCGTATTCCATTTCAACGCGGAGCACATCAGGGAAATATGGGTTATCGAGGTAGTTGGCCTGCACCACGATAGAGCCGGGGGGCGGATTCTCACCCCTCAGTAGTGCATCGACCGGGTCGGTTTCCTTGCGCGGGTTCCAGCTTAGCCATATTTGGGAGTTTGGCTTGCGAATCGTGGGCCTGAGCATTTCCAGTGAACGGCTGCTAAGTGTCTGAGCTTCTTCCACCCACGCGATGTCATAGCCTTCTAAGGACTTTATCGACTCAGCGGTATGCGACGCCATCCCCTGGAAGATGATAATCCCACCGTTGGAGCTATGAATTTTCTTATCTTGGACCTCAAAATAGGCCCCTGCGTTCATCGCCTCTATCTTGTGCTCAAGCAGTTTCTTAACGGATTGATCAAGACTCTTTTGGTTCTCTCGAACACATACCGCATCTGTCTTGTTAAGCAAAGACCGTTCAATCATCAATTCCGCAAAGAAATGTGATTTGCCGGATCCGCGCCCTCCATACACCCCAAGGTATCGAGTAGCGTCTCCGTTGGCATCCTCTTCCGCCAACAAGGGCATGAATACCCTTGGCGTCTCTATCGTCAATCCGCTCACATAAACCTGTTGCTCTTCGACAAATTCTCAGCGGCCGGGAGCACACAGAGATTTGCCGGGACATGCAGGCCACAGACCAGCGGATGCGACAGAGGAACCTCGTGGTCTACATGGTACTCAATGCCAGTCTCACGCGTCAGCCGCCTAGCCTCTTCGTAGATAGCCCGGATGGCGCCGCGATCTGCCCACGCGGGCAATGCCGAGCGCAACTGAGCGCGGCGCGTGCTATTCCACTCATACACTTTGTCCCGGTTTGCAACCCGATATGCGGTTGCCAGCGCCTTCATGTGCTCGCTCTTGGCCGCATACCTATCCCGAGCACGCTGCATCAGCATTTCTCGGTTCTTCTGGTAATTGGCAGCGATGCGCGCCTTCTTGGCCTCGATGTTTCGCATGTAGGCAGCGCGGTCTTTAGCTTTTGCGGCTTCCGGATCGGCTAGTCTACGAACCTTTTCCGCATCCCTAGCGCACTCCTTGCAGCGCGTATGCATCCCATTCTTGCCGTTCTTCGCGTATGCATCAAGGGACTTGGAGACATTGCAAGTCGTGCAGGTTTTCATTCCGGAGCCTTTGGATCCACAATCTTGCGCACGATCATCTGGATGCCGCCGCCATTCGCACCTTGCAGAGTCTGCTCGATCTTCTCGCCGTACTTCTTGGGCGACCACTTGGCCAGCAGCTTCAAGCGCGTTTCGATCTGGAGCTTGCGATGGCCCAGCATGTCCTCGCGCACTTCCTTGGTCTTGCCGTCGTCCGTTACCTCGCTGCGGATGCCTTCCTGAGGGGTGTCGGCAATCTCCAGGGTTTGGGCTGCGATGGCGTCAAAACCCACCTCTCTCGCGCGTGCGAAGCGTGCGGCAAAGGCAGGCTCAGCATCAATCCAGTCATAGATCGTGCGCCATGCAGGCATTCCTTCCTCGCGGCAAATGGCGCGCAACGGCTCCCCCTCTGCTATCCGTTCACAAATAGCATCAGCCACTTCCTGCGAGAACATGATTACGCCTCGACAGCCTCAGGCATCTCAACGCCCACCACATCACCCATGGTGATCAGCGCGTACCGCTTGCCGTTTTCCCGGTGCTCGGGATACTCCAGCTCACTGAAGCGCACCACGTCCCCCGCTTGGAGCGTGCGCCGGCAGTCTCCGGCATCGAAGTACATCGGCGTAGGACGTAGGGTCTTGGGGTCTTTCTTGCCTGGGCCGACAGAAACGACAGTGCCACGGTTGTAGCTCTCCACGGCCTGCCCTTTGCCGCGCCAAGCGTCAATCTTGATTGGGATAATCAGTCCAGCGATGTTGGTCGGAATGGTTTCATCCAACTCAACCAGGACGCGGTCATGAAGGGGGATCATCATTTTTTGGCATGCTCCGGTTTTTTGTACTTGTCGCGCAGGCGCTTGGGAAGAAGGTCGGCGAGCTTCATGCGGTTCCTTAGTTAAAGTGCCCAGCCCCGCGCGCAATTGGTCGGGAGACAGCGGATTGCGCCTTGGTTCGTACTGGGCTGCCGGCGTTACAACGCCACTGGCCGGCGCTGGCTTTGCCACTTGCACCTGTGCCGAGCCCTGTCGGGCAGGATGGCAACTGCTGGGCAGTGGTGGCGGGAGATTCGCCGCCACGATGCAGCACCTCTTGAACTTGTCGTGTGCGTGGGTGTGATCGGGCGGCAGAAAAGGTTGGCTGACCGGGACTCGAACCCGGCGAACCCGAAGCGCATTCGTGTATTCACCACCCTAAGGGCCCGGTAATAGTGCCGGATTGTTGGGTGCGCTACGGGAATCAGCCCAAACGAAAAAGGCCACCGATTGAGTGACCTTGGAAATTTACCGGGTTTCGCGCCGCCACGCGCTGGATTGTCCCGTGTCCCTGTTCGCCATTGCTGGCTGGCCTGGTGAGGGTTATTAGGGGCCGTCTTTCCGGCCATGTCATGTCGGTGGCCGGCGATGATCTCCGGCTTTTGATTGTACGTCTGTCCGCTATTCTGTTGCTGATAATCACTCAGCAAAAGCGCAAAGTGCAGAGGTTTCGCATCATCACTGCGCATTCACCAACACTGCTGCGGGCTGGACTCGAACCAGCGACCGGATAATCGAGGCATTTAGCCCCGAACCCTCTCTACCAACTGAGCTACCGCAGGAGTCTTGGCAAATTCTGGAGGCACCTATGCCCCCGACGACATAATGCCACGCTTTTTCAGGTTGTCAAGCTTTATTTTCAGCACACCCCAGCGCCCACTAGGCGGCGCAGCAGCGTCGTTCTGGCCTCAATCAGAATCGTTGTGCGCTCGAACGGGTCCGCTGGCAACCGCGGGCTTGTCCATACGTTGTATCCGGTTACGAGGTTGCGGGCCTGCAGCTGGATCGCCGTGCGGTGAACAGGCTCTAGCTCCCCGATATGGAAGTCGATGGCGTGCATGGTGGTGTTGTGCAGCGTCGAGTCCACCACATCGTTTTCGCTATCCCACTGGCGCGAGGTCTTCACGTCGACAAACATGGCGCTCGCCCCGTGCGATTGGACGCCGCTCCATGATTTTGCCCAGCGATACCAGCCCGAGATCAGGTCGTCCAGCAGGTTGTCGGTTTCGTCGCGCACCATGCATTCCCCTTTATTGACTCAAAGATTGACCGACCGCCGCATTCCAGACGCTCTGCAGCACCAGCGGGCCTTTTCTGTCGGTTCGACCGTAGTTCTTTTCCCGCTCATAGCGCGGGCTGGGCGTCCCGTTGCGCGGTTTGGGCTTCGGGCATGCCTTGAGCAAACCCTGCTCGATGGCTCCCTGCCAGTCCGGCCGAACGCTCCAGCGCTGGGGCTTGGCGGTCATATCTTTGGTGAAGAGGCCCATGAGCGCACCTCGGCTCGTGGCCTTGCGCGTGGCGTTCAGATCGTGGATGCCGGTTCGCTCGTTGATCTCGTAGACATTGGCTGGGCCGCGTGTGAGAATTTCGCAGACTGCGATGATCTTGGGGCCGGGCGGGTGGCCGCTGGGGCGTCTTGTGGGTTTCTTGCTCATTCGGCCACCTCCATCAGCACGTCGCGCTGTCTAAAGATTACGTCCCTCGGTGGCCCTGGCCCATCCAAGGTTGCAACCACGTCGCCGTCATGACCCATGAATTTGAAGATCAGGTCAACGCTATGAAATTGCGCCATAACCATGCGGTCGCCGGCCTTCACCTTGTTTCGGTCAAAAGGTTCAAGCTTCATGACGTCGATTCATAATTGATAGCAGACGGGGTATACACATCACGGCGCGCCGCCTGTTTTAGTTGGTAAATCATGGCGAGAACTGCAAGATAAACAAAGGTCCGTCTCATGGCAGGATATCCTTGAGCTTCACGCCGTAGGGCGTCACGCAATCGCCATCAATTCCGAAGCTGATCCGGGATTTAGGGTCTGTCGGGTCTTTCTCAAACCTGATGAGTTCGCCGAACATCGCCATGTTCCGGAGCATCTTGTGCGCAATCGTGGCGTCCATTCCGAATTTATCGGCGACCTCGGCGGCGTTTTTAACGCCTTCTTCATGCAGATGCGTCCAGATTTCAGAGTATCTTGTCATGCTGCTACCGGCTCCTTTCGTGGAGCCCAGGTCAGGGTTTCATCCTCACCGGGGTTGTCGCGGATGGGGCGAAGATAAGCGTCAGGTATGGCGTTTCCGCTCTCGGCTGGAAGGCCACTCCTAATCCAAACACCCGCCAGGGAGTTGTTATCCGTCACCCATATTGGGCCAAGAAACGGGGCGAACCGATCGAATCCCGCCGGGTGCAATTCCAAACAGCGAACAACCTTCCCCTCGTTGCCGCACACACTCTTCACCACAATCGCTAGATCGCCCTCTTTGCAATTCATAGGACCTCCTCAATATCAAACTCTTCAAACCTCGGCAACCTAGCCGGCCAGTTTCCATCGGCGCTGATTCGCGCTCGCGTTTGTGCGCCCCACTTCATCGCGAGATACAGCGTCTCTTCCCGTGAAAACAGCTCGTACCGATCAAACGGTCCGTGGCACCCCTTGGACAGGAAGCTAGGGGCGCACAGCGGGAAGCAGGACAAGTCACTCTGCTTGATACCCTTGCCAGTGGGTGGTGGGTGGGCTGCTTGGGAGCGGTCATGTAAGCCGCAGTTGGCGCATGGGAGCAACGCGACCAGCCGGCGATATTTCTCCGACCGGACGACGCTTTCTTTGGGGAAGGATTTCACGCGCACGCCTCCTGCGCATAGACCGGCTCAGCCGGAAATTCCAGCCGCACGCCGCGCCCGCCAAAATCCGCCTGCATGGCCTCGGCATACCGCGAGAGCTGTGGTTTTGTCATGAGCGACGTGACCGGCCAGCAGCGCATGGCGATGATCTTTTTCTCGTAAGACAGCGGCTTGATCACCGTGTCGTAAGCCCCGCGGAATTCGTCATCCTCTGCGCGCAGGATCGGCACGCCGTGGTGCAGCTTGCAATAGCACTTCCAGCCCAGCGCGTCATCCTCGGGCAGCTCGCGGGCCAGTTGTCCGTACCATGCGTGTGTGATGGCGTTTTGCGGAAGGCTGCGATCCTGGCCGGTCTTGACGCTCAGGCGCAGGAATCCGAACTGCCGCCACATTTCCCGCAGATTGCCAAGGGCGGCTTGCAGCGACTCGGTGCTGTTGATGATGAGGGCGCTCACTGCTTTTCCTTCCAATTCGCGTAGGCAGCGGCTGGCGTGTAGCCAAGACCTGTCCCCCATCGTCCCGGCACCCAGCAGTACCAAAGGCAATCGAGCTTTTTCAGGCGTGGCTTCACGAGACCACCTCCACTTGGATCTGATGCACCGTCGCCATGAGGTGTTGTTTCACGCGAAACAATGGCGTGATGATGCCCTTTACGTCTTCGCAAACAACCCGCTTGTTTTTCAAATCGAAGTACCGAAAGTCCGCTCTGTAGCGAAGCGCCGGTTTCTTTCGAGCACCGATCACAACCGCAGGCGCGAGCACGTAGACCGGCTGGCGCTCCAGATTTGAGATATACCCGGCCCGCTCCAGAATAAGCAGCTCGCCATACCTGCGCGCCTCAGCTTTGGAATCGAAAACTATTCCCGCGACGGTCGTTTTGATTGCGCCGTATTTGCTCATGACTTGCTCCCCGTCCAGCTCGCGACCTGAACTCCGACAAAGGTCAGAAAGAACAGGACGCCCAGTAGCACGAAAGCGAGCACGTCGAGCGCGAAGATGATGGCTGTGCC